CGACTTTCAACAAGGTCAGTAATCATGGTTACATGCGTATCCATACCAGCAGCAGTATCAGCAACACCAGAACTTGGCCCTCCAAGAAGTAAGTTAATATCAACTGCTTCAGTATCTTGCAATTTATCGTATGCAAGTGATAATTCTCCAGCTGTTACTGAATAATCATCTGTACCACCTGTCATTGCAACAACTGTTACAATAGTTACAGCAGTATAATCACTAGTGGTATCTGTTCCCCAATTAGTGCCCGTTGAAATGTGATCTCCCCAAAGAACATACTTTGATTCTCTGAAAATTTTATTTGGATAATATATGTTGTCCCCTTGCGGCGATTTTGCATATGGATTTTTCGATAAAAACCCATGAGTTTCAATTACGCCAGATGTTCTTTGTCCAGCAGCTGTTGAATCAAAACCTGTAATATCCCCAGTTGTATCGTAAACAACGACATGAAGTTCATCATTATCTCCACGACTATTTGCTATTGACCATGCACTTCGATCAGGTGGCCCACTAAATAAATCAGAAAATTTCCATCTGCGTTCAATATATGAGTTATCAGGAATTGCAGTTTGAATACCAGCACCATTTGGATCGTCTAATAAACGAACTGTCAAANNTTCACTAGATATTGAAACTACTTCATATTCTGTATTGTTAGCTTCTACATCAGCATACGCTGAAAATGCCATTGAAACATTATCAGCAATTGTGATTGCTTTATCTAAAATAAGAGCAGTTTGAGAAGTAACTGTTACAACTGTAACGATTTCATCAATTCCAGCTCCTATTACTCTTTGGCCAACTGCGATTGTACCAGAATTACCATCAACAGTAAGGTTTTTAGATGCTGTTGATATTGCACCATTTGATGTTGCAGTTATGGTATCATTTGTATGAAACTTGATGATGTCACCAACAAAAAATGCAAATCCTGTTGCATCTGCATCATCAACTGTAACAGTAGTAGCACCAGCGGTAACTGCACCGTCCACTAAGTTACCAACACCACAATCTTGACGAAATGATGTTCTGGAAGGACATACTTGAAGTCCTAATGAATTTCCCCATGTGCCTGCTGTTCTTGCATACCAATCATTTGATGTGACCTGTCCATCACCTGTTTCAGCATAATAACTATCAAGGTAATGTTCGTCATCACGAATCAGAACACCACTTGCTTCACCAGCATTTACTATTGCTGATTCTGGACGTACTACTCGTAATGAATCTGAATATTGCAAAAAACTTGAAGCAGTAAACCACCACTCAAAGTTACTTGCATTTGGTTTACCAAATATTTCAACTAATTCTTCTTCAGAACCTATTGTAGAAATAGAAGAAACTGGGCCTTTCTCAAATGGCCCTGCGATTGCACCAATCGTAGTTTGTACGGCTGGAACAACATTTGTAAGGTCAATCTCTCTGACATGTACGCCAGGCGAAACTAAAAATGCCATATCTTTACTCCTTTGTAAATAGAGTGTATTTTGTTATTTCATTAATATTTATAAAAAATCAATTTGCAATAATTGTTTTTATATGTGTGACTGCATATAAATAAAAGTATGACAAATGCTCATTATGAAAAGTATAAAAACACNATTAANAAAAGTAATACTCAACGCAATTATCGTAANAGAATTGTCGTGTTAAATGAATTTTTATCTAGATAAATCTTGCAAGCATTGTGGTGAAAGTGAAACAATGTGTCTAAAGTTTCATCCTTATGATGCAGAAATACGAAAAATAACAAAAAGAGTTGGAATTAATAACAAAAGTAGAAAAGAAATAATCAAACTTATCAATAATTCANTAATATTGTGTTCAAATTGTTGGACAAAATATGAGCATGATCTTATAGAGTTTATTTAATTATCTAATCTTGACCAGCATTACTACTAAAATATTTTTCAAACTTACCTTCTTCACCTTTAAACTCATCAGCCTCAGGTAATGGATCAGATTTAACTGTAACATTAGGCCATTTTTCTGAATATTCTTTATTCAGTTCCAACCATTTTTCACCTTCAGCCTCTACATCTGGAAGAATTGCTTCTGCTGGACATTCGGGTTCACAAACTCCACAATCAATACATTCGTCGGGATGTATTACTAGCATATTTTCTCCCTCATAGAAACAATCTACAGGACAAACTTCTACGCAATCAGTATACTTGCATTTGATACAAGCTTCAGTTACTACGTACGGCATTTGATTCCTTTCTACAAATTAGTAGTAATTACCAATCTGATTCATAATTTCTTACAATTGGAGCCCATTTTGTTCCATATTCATCAAACCATTTCACCGATATTTTCATCCTCTAATCCATTAACAACAAAACCAAATGGCGCCATATCTTGTTCTAATGCGTCCTGTTGTTCTCGCATCATTGTACTACGAATATCCATATCTGTCAACTCTTTAAAATATGTTTGATCTGTTGCCCATGCAAATATAAACATACATGCAACTAAATCATCTGTACAACCATCATCTAGCTTCAAAAAGAACTTCCTTNAACAATAAATGTAGATAATTCACTAATAATCTCTAAATCCTCTACAATTAACTTGTCATCCTCAATCAGTTGTTTTAAGTTAGAACAACCTATTCTTTTTACCGCTTTTGTTGTTCTTACTCCCAATTGGGCTCTACCCCCTGAGAACCCCCCTCCAAGGACTTGTCCCGCTCGCCCACGCATAGAAGCCATAATTAGGTTGTCATACTCCATATCAAACTGCATAGCCGTTGCAACTTGTTCTCCTATATCATTTACCTCAATAAGTACAAATGCTTGATTATATGCTCGCGCAACATCATATATCTTTGCTGGAAATAACATAGGTTTAATTTCATTATCTCTAAATTTTGCAACAATACGATAAGGCATTTCCGTTACATCAAATACTAGAAATGCAGAATAATCATTTGATGTTCCACGTGAAACATCAGCTGTAAGAACATACGTATGTCCTTCTTTTGGTTTATCATACAATTCTAATCCAGCATTTGACTGTATTGGATTTTTATATGCAAGTACTCTTAATTTTGTAGGTGAAATTAATGTATCAATAGAACCAAGAAACTCGCACTCAAACTCTGTATTAAATTGTGATTCAGAAGTATTTTTTATTGTTTCTGCTTTCCATGCATCATCTCGGCCTGGCACTTCACTCCAATGTACCTCAATTGGTATATAAGAGTTTCTTTGATTTTCTGCATCAGACCATAATTTGTAAAACATATTCATACCATGTGGTGTGGATACAATCATAACTTTTGTTGTTTTACCAGATGATATTGTAGGATATACAGAACTAAAGAATTGTTCTGCAACATTAGACGGCACATATGCAAACTCATCCAGAAATATAATATTGTACGAACCACCACGAACAGCAGATGCAGATGTAGAAGATGCAAGAATTTTAGAATTATTTTCTAATTCTAAACTACCTTTATTCCAAGACATAACGCCCTGTTGCAACCAGCCAGGCAAATGTTCGTATGCAAGTTGCAATCTTCCTAATAAGTCTCTTGCTGTTGCAGCCTTGTTTGCAAGAATTGCTACGTTTACAGAAGGATTAAATAAAACGTAATGAAGTAGATATGCAATAATGGTAGTTGATTTACCTGATTGTCTCGGAAGTTTACAGATAGTGAAACGATTATTATGAAAAGTTCCTACCATTTCTTTTTGAAAATCATATAACTTAAAAGGAACTAAACCTTCATCAAGAGAAACAATCTTAATGTATTCCTGTATAAAGTATAAAGGGTCTTTCATACATTTAGCGTATTCCTCAACCTCTTGCTTTGTCCACTCTTGAGTGACATTAGCTTTCTTGAGATTTGGATTGCCTAGATAATTTTCCATATTTAACCTTGTATTAAAAAGTTACACGCTATACTTATTCTTATGGTGTCCTCTACACTCATTGCAACGCCATGTTCTAACCAACTTGGAAACAATATAACCTCACCAGATTCAAAAGGACGTTTACTAATCGTATTGGTATATGGTTGTTTTAAAAAATGATGTGATGAATCCATATACTCTTGAAGTCTTGGGTCTTTAAAATAAATATTTGCATTTCCTGTAGGTGTGACATAATAGACACACGACCAACTAGCTTCCTCATGTATATGAGGCATTGTACATTCACCTTTTCTACTGATGTTTGCCCAACTATTTAATAAACGTATCTCTGCATCATCTCTATATACAGTACTTAAAATATCATTTACTTTTACAATTAAACTTTTTTGTAGTTCAGAAAACTCTATATCTGTTTCAAATAAGTCTTTGTTACTTTGCCATCCACTACCCTGTATTGGATTAAATTTAAAACCTAAACCTTGTTTTTCTTTTTCTAAAATATGTTGTGAAAGTTTTTCATTTGTATTTGAAGAAAGAGTGTCAAGTTTGAAAGTATAAATTGTGGTAGGCCACAAGTGTTGTCTTTCGATTGTCATAATATATTCCTATGTGTCAGTTTTATCCTTTAACATATTTTGCAGTTCTTTTGTTGAACCCACAAATAAAGCATTTGTTACATTCTTTGGTGCATTATTTGGCACTTCTTTTAATTTACGCATTTTTTCTTGCAAATCACCAAGTTTTTCGGTTACTTCTGCAACTTGTTTAATAAGATTTCCAGCCACCTCATACGCTCTTGGATGTTCACCTTCTTTTGCAAGTTCCAGTATACCCTCAATAGCATTAGAACCTTGATCAACTAGTTTGTAAAAGTTTTGTCTTTGATAGTTGTAATCATTTTCTATATCTTCTTCATCAGATATAGAAACTACTGGTAAGTTTTCAGAAGAAGTTGAATTTATAATCTTTGGATTAACTTTTTCTACAATACCAAGTGCTTTATCAATACTTAGCATATTTTCTTTAGTCATTATTTATCATCACCTGTTTCTGAATCATAATTTTTTGCATCCGTAAAGAATGATGTAGTTTCATTAAATCCAAAATCATCATCTGCACTGGCTGTACTTGGATTTGGTGTAACAGTATATCTTTGTTCGCGTTTTGGTGCGTTTTCTTCCAAATCTGTATATTGATCGACTTGAACTGTTTTGATAACCTTACTGGAAGTAACAGGGCCGTACAGATAAAATTTNGCAGTAAAAGAAAGTGTNTATATTAATGCTCTACGAGAAGTAAAATCACCTTCATAACTATCTTCATATCCT